CTTTTTAGGTATTTATAAAAAAACTAATAGGGCAAAAAAATTGGCGGGATTTTTTTCCCGCCTTTTTGGAAGCTAAAGCTGATTTTGGTGGCCGTCAAAAAGGATTAACGTATGATAACACCTCATCACCTGCTGTATCACGCACAAACCGTAGCATATTCATAAACTGATCCACGGTTTCACAGTCTACGGTTTTCTCATCACCCTCACTAGAATACATATAAATTTTACGCTTGAGTGGATCAACGACACAACGTGTCAAATACGCATCATTCATTAGATTTGGGATATTTATACCAAAATGATAACACATACCTTTCACTCTTGTCAACCTTGCTCACATGATGAAGATATTTTGAATTTGAGAATACGATAAGTTTACCTGCCTCTGGTTTCACATCCATGTGTTCAAACACTGTAGATCCACCCTCAAAGTCATCATTTAGATACAACATGGCAGCAAACACATCCTCACCATGAACATCATTCTTATCGAAATGTGGTTTCATAAAGGTTCCTACAGGCCATCGAACGACACCCACATAATCTAATGCAACATCAGAATCAAAACTCTTACACAAGTTTGTTACACCATGAACTACGGTCTTGAATAATTCATCATCATTAACTTCTATTGTGGTTGGATCTATATTACCACCTAAGTATACAGCACCATAATTACCATCACCATCAGGTTCTGGTATATCTGGTGCTTTGGGTAAACTTTCGTTTGGATTTGAATGTGTAACTGTTGTTAAAAAAGTATCACCACCACGACTCTCATCACCGTATGGCATTTCTTCATTATTTCTTTTTGATAGTTCAATGAAAGGAACGCACAGAGAGGGATCTAAAAACTTCTCTTGAATATAAATCAGTTTCTTCAAATTGTTATGGTATTTCTTTTAGTTCTATACTCTGGGTCATTATAGTTTGGTGTATCTGGTGCAGTGTCTGGATTAAAGTTTGGATCAGGATAATCCTTCCAACTCTCACCTTGATATTCAACATGTAATGGATTCACATCTTTTCTTGCAGCATATACATGATAGAAACAATTTATCGGCAATCCACCTTGTGCTTGTAGATATACAAACTCACTATCCCATCGTTTAATTATTATATCTTGATGTGCTCCTATTGGTTGTAATTGAACTGATATACTCTCAACATCTACCAAATCTTTCCAATAATCAGGTAACTTTATTATCTTCTCACCTCTAACTCTTCCTCTACAATATACACCCACTTCTGGGCCTTCAATACAAGCATATCTTAATCTATATCCCTCTTTACTTGGGTGTTTAATATCAAATGGTTTTGGTCTACCATCAGCAGCACCAAATCTAGAAGCGAGCCTACCTTTGTTACCACCATCAATTGATCCAGTTACATATAAATCACCAACAATATGTACGGTATCAATTGAAGATCCACCAGATACTCTTAAACCATTTGCAGTTCCACCATCACCTCTAATATCAACATTACCTCTTGTGCGTATTGCTCTGGGTGTTCCAATAGTGCTTTCTCTACCAACCATCAAGGTTGCATTTGCTTTGGAAAAGTCACCATCATTTCCAATCTGTGTATTACCTTGAATATATGCAGTATGATCTACTTTATTCTCACCTACTCCCAATGCTTTAGGAACTATTTTTTTAGCAGCAACAATAAGTTGCCCACCGTATGCGAATATTTCGTCGAATGCAAATGCCATGTTACTCCTTGTTTACTTCTGCGGGTTCTGGTAGTTTAAGTTTAGATACAGCAGCAGAAACTCCCTCGATAAGAGGTGATAGCATCTGCATACCAAGATTTCCTCTAAGTGACATCAAACCTGTTGTCATAATTTTCAAAGACTGCTTTCCATCTATTGTAACATTTTTTGAGTCAAGTTTCAAGGTCTCATATGCGTTTGCCCAAATAACACCTTGTGGAGCATTACCATTGGCAATTAACTCAATGTCAAGTGCCTCTAATTTAATCTTACCATTTGCTGCTTTTAAATGTATGTCACCATTTTTTGCAAGAATCATCACTGCCTCTTGCTGCTTTTCTAAATCCTCACCAGTGTGAATAAAGGTTGAACCTGGTGAATTTAGACAAGTAAAACCAGTTCGTGGGCCATTTTCATCAAATGCCATGAAATGTCTACCATCTGCTGCTTGAATGTGAACGCTTGAAGTGACATCACCTTTCGGGCTTAACTTACCAAGAGTTATAGCACCATTCATGGCACTCCATACTTGATTCCAAAAATTCTTTTTAGCAGTCATTAGTATCCTCCTCCGTATCCACCGCCACCGCCACTAGGTGTGCTAGGTGTTGATGGTGCTGGTGTTGATGGTGTAGTTGGTGCAGGTGCTGGTGTAGATGGGGTTGAATATCCACCACCAGTTGCTGGTGTTGTAGTTGTTGATGGTGCTGGTGTTGATGGAGCACTTGTTGGTGTAGTAGAGTAACTTCCTCTGGTTGGAGAACTTATAGCTTCTATAGTATCCTCCTGAGTTTCAGTCTCTTCAATTTGACTAGGAGCAATCGCACCTTCAATAGCTCTCTTTTGAACACTCGCAAGTTGAGTATCGTAAACCACTACATTAGTTCCAGAATTAACAGATGTTCCTGCATATCTGATACCATTTACATAATATACATTTCCATAATATGGTTTACCATCAACGTAACCATTTATATTTAACCCAACTAAATCAAATACTTGAACCACATCTGTCAATACTGGTTCTACTGGTTGTGGATCACGAATAATATCAAAATTAGGAACAAATCTAGCATTAACTCCAGTTTCAGTGTTCATTCTAATTTGCGGTAGTTCTGTGAATCTACCCCCTTTATCAACAGATACTGATTTTATCTTCCCGAAAGGATCACAATTATATGAGAGAACACTACCATTACTTGGTATGATTTCTATCTTATCAACACCACAATTATGATTAAATCCTGGATTTGTTACAGTAACACCTGTGAGTTCTAAAATGGCTGGATATTGAGGAACTGTTTGTGGTGGTGGAAGATAACCTTGACCACTATCTTTAACAATTACTTGAACAACAACACCAGTTAAATCACCAGTGCCTAGTATGGTTTGAAGAACAGCACCGCTACCAATTTTACAAGGATCAATCACTTGAACTTGGGGTGGTATATTATATCCAAATCCACCACTCACGAGATCAACTGCAATTAAATTACCACTACTATCTACAACTGGATTCGCACTAGCACCAACACCACCACCTCCAAAAAACTTAAGTTTTGGTGGCCCACAAGGTTGATCTCCAATTAAACATGGATCAGATCTAAGTAAATTTTTGGGAGTTAGTGCGTTGACCTCACTAATTGTCAAAAACCTAACTTTCTCATCTCCGTCAATAAAAATAAATTCTGTATCAGGATTTGACTCTGCGTATAAATTAGCATCAGATATCGACACATTTTTAACGTATCCAGCAGTCTCACTGATATATCCTACTTTAATTTTATCGAATGATGTTTGTGAAATTGGCATTATTCTAGACTCTCTTGAACTGTGTCAAATATAACATCATGTGGTGATGTTGTGTGTGCGATACCGACCATTTTTACCTGTGATCCATCATCTCTTACATGAACGTGAAATGGGCCATAATATGGTTGACCTTTTACATATCCAACTAAATTAGTCAAATCTTTTGTTCTTGATTTTGGTTTAGCAAATACTTTCGTTATTGTAACACCTTCTTTACTAGAACTCAACTTTTCTATGCCAGTTCCATACGATCTCTCAGATTTAGTAGAGTTTGCAGTATTTTGTGCAGCATCTGCAACATTTGAATCACTAGGATTATCAGAAGATCCACCACCATCTTGCATTGTGTGAGAATCATTTGGTGAACACTCTGGATCAGGATCACAATTGAATATTTTAGTTATTGAATTTACAAATCCTAATGCAGTTGCAATATCAAAATTCATACCACCTAATGCACCTAAACCTAAACCACTCGGTGTTAAACCAGCAAGAGAAGCTCCTCTACCAGCAATAGCAGTCAAAATTCTTGGGCTAAAAGATGCAAGACTACCAGCAGAAGATATTAAGTCTGGTATATTACCTACTCTAATCGCTTGAAATGCATTACCTATTCCAGTTAAAAGATTCTCATTGACACCTATTATATTAGATGCTAAAACTAATCCAGCTGCGATACCAGTTTCATTTGAACTGTCATCAATTAAAGATAATGCCTCTGCAATTAATTGTTGATTATCTGCAGTGTTTTGGCCAACGGCATCAATAAATCCAAGTAATCCACGACCATAATTTCCATCTGCCCAGAAACGATTTGCACCACCAACATTATTAGGATCTAATCCTGCCTGATCTGCTATAGTTTGAGAGAAACTTAAAATTAAATCACCTGATGATAAAGAGGAAAGAACATTATTTTCATTGATAGCATGGTCAATTGTTCCTTTATCTTCAGATCCAGTTTCAGATGGAGGTGCTCCTAAAGCATTTGATATTTCATCAATTACGGGGCCAATCGCACCATCAAATCCAGACATAATTGTATTGATTGTTCCTCCTAAAACTTCACCAATAATCTCCTCTGTTTCACATAAAGGTGTTGGTCTATAGAATCCATCTTTAGATGGTTGCGGAACATTATCAGAACCAGGTGTGTCTAACGTAGGAACATCTGGTATCACTGCTGATGTGCTTACACCAACAACACCTGCTTCAGATGTCGCTGCATTAGCAGCAGATTCTTCTGATTTCTTTTTCTTTCTATTAAAAGCATTCTTCAAGGCAGCAGCAATCAAGCCTGCGAGTGCAAGACCTGCCATACCATTAAACATACAAGCAATTTTCTCTAAACCCTCTACTTTTTTGTTCAATACATCCAAGGCATGTGAAGGAGGAGTAATATTTTCTATTGGTGCAAGTTTTTCATTAAACTCCTTAGTGGTAAACTGTTGTATCTGATTCATTATACCCTTCATATATTTTGACATCTCTTCAGAGGCCTTTTCAATTGCTTCATCTATATCTTTATTATTCTGTAAAATTGGTAAACCACCAGCGAGATTAGCATCCACTAAAGATTGTTGCATCCTCTCTATTTTTTCTGACACAGTTTGTATGACAGTCTGCATGTTCTTTATATCAGTCTGAGTGTCTGGATTAGGGCATGCTAATGCATGTGTTTCCTCTAACACATAACTTGTTCTCTCGTCAGCAATTGTATATTCATTATTAGCATCAGTTGATTCTTTAGTTATGTTAGAATCTGATGGTGAAGAATATGCTTCATTTCCTGCTTGCTTTGGTGCAAAGTCTCCATCTTTAAGTATTTTATCTGCAACATCCTCTAATTTCTGTTGAATAGAATGGAAACTTTGTGGCACAAAGTTTTTACCACCACTACCTTCAGTTCCCATTTTTCTCTCAAGTTTGGTCTTAGCATTGTTACCAAGAACACCCATGATTATAGGAACTTGTTGATCTTTTCCATCAAGAAAAAAACCAAAAACAAAATTACCTTGTCTAATACCAGGTGACATGTAAGATCCACCTTGACCACCACCAGCAGTCACAGGATACATTACTTGAGCCCAAGGAAGTTCCTCTGCACTTACATCAGACTCTTCTTGTTCATGTTGACCTATAATTCTAACTTTATATCGATATCCCCATGCTGGCATATCCTCAGTTTTTTGAAACTTGGATGGATTTTGGTTTTCTCTCCACGTTGAATCGTCAGCAACCTGGCCTATAAACCAAAGAAAACTACCACCTAAGAAACCAGGATTAAATAATGATGACGATTCCATATTTTTTAGTCGTCATATACTAGACACTCTGGCTCATCAGGATGTATGTCACAAAATACTTCTAGAACATTTGGATCATGATGGTCGCCAGCTTTTATTTCGTCTTTATGATGTTCAACATACTCTTCTAGATCATGCAATTCATCTTCAATGTGATGACGCATTGGTTCTGAAGTCTTTGGATCAGCAAGGATCTCTTTGTCTTTCGCGATGTGGTCTTCTATGCTTTTCATAAGTTACCTCGTGCTGTGATTGCCTTTTCTTCCGAATGAATCTCTTGCTAAATTTAATTTAGTATAGGTTCCATCGGCATTAACAAAGTGGCATAAGTCGGCTATAATATATAGACCCCCACTTTCCTTGTTCACTGTATCATCTTTTTCACTCTTAATAGCAGGAATGTCAACAAATATTACATCTCCTGCATGCAAACTAAAATCTCCAGCAATAGTTATTGTCATCATGTTAGAAAAAAGTTGATTATATCTACGAATTGCTTGATTCAATGTTTTTGCTGCTTGAAAATTATCTTTTTGATTTTCCTTGATCTGTTCCTCGGTAGCACCAGCAGGAAGAGTTCCACTATCAACCAACATTAATGTTGTTCTCGTAAAGTCTTTATTGGAACTATCAAATTTTGCATTGAATTTAGGAAGTTTTTTGCCAGCAAGTTTTACTTTCTTTTTCTCTACAGCTTCATCAGCAGTTTTCTCCTCAACAACATACTTACAATTATAAGGATCAAACAGAACTAACTTTGTTTTGTATGCACCTATATTCATTTTTGCTTGAATGTTAATTGAACTATCAGACTGATGCTCTAATATTTTAGCATCATAACCTGGTGGAATACCTTTTTGAGCATCAGAAGAGTTATTAAATATGAATGATTTCTTTTGTTTGACATCGAATAATTTATCAATTGATTTAAATTGATAACCATCAGCAGTTTCAAAGAAAAGAAATCCAGCACTTCCATCCTCCCCACCTTCGGGAATAGATTGTTTAGAAAGAATATTTAATATGTAATATGGTTTACGACCATTACCAAGAAAATTATAATCGTTAGATGTTCTTTCTATATCTAATTTTTTTGTAGTCTTTAACCTATCCTTAAATATTGCCTCAACATTATCAGATATGTTTCCATTAAATCTAGCACGACATCTTGATTCACCCATTTCATTACGAATATATTCTTGCGATACTAACTCTATGCTAACAACATTTTTATTAGTATCTTCATAAGCTGGAATGACTGAATTAACAATCATATCTACTTTAATTTTATTCTCATTATTATCCTCAAACTCTAATTTAAAATCTTCGGTTCCTATAATTGGAAGACCCTCTACCGCAGATTTTTGATCTATAGCATTACCAGTGTCACCATAAACAATATATGCTTTGACACTATCTTGCAGAATACTTTCATAATAAGTTAAACGAAGTATACCATTAGTTAAACTTACAGATTTCTCAACATCAACATTAGATGTTACGTCTGCCTTGGTTATACTTGCTGCTTCTGCTTTTGTTGAATCTTGAGTCATGTTTTATTTACCCGCGTACAAAGCTAATATGTCTGGATCTATAGGAGTTTTTCTATATCCTGTAATTCTACCTCTTTTATTTTTAATTGGAACTTCTTTATATTCTACAACAGGAACTGGGATATATGCAACCTCACCTTCACCACTTTCGTAAGTTGTCTCTCCTGCAACTGCATCCGCGTTATCACCATTCTTCGTTGTTTGAGCATCATCAACCACCATTTCAGTTGTTTCTTCTTTTGGTTTTACAACTGCAGCTTCACCACCACCAGTCTCACCCTCATCTCTCTTACCAAAGAAAGATTTGAATAATAAGGGATAGAACTTGAATGGGTTAAGTAAATTAAGAGGATTAAAGAACTTATCTATCTGACCATCTTTTCCTCCTGCAAATCCAAGACCTTCAAGAAAACCATACAATCCTAACTTCTTAGTTCCTCTAGTGAGTAGAGATCTAACTCCTCCACCCTCTGGCACATTAATAGGATCTGTTGTGAGCACATTTTTTATGAAGGCTTTGATTCCACCACCTAACCAATTTGCTACTGCCTTGCCTCCTTTAAAGATAGTCATGAAAGTATCTTTCAACTTCTGACCCACTGCTTGTATACCACCACCCATCAATAATTCATATATTAAATCACCAACAAACACACCAATGGTCTCTCCTATCAGTGTTCCAAGAATAGGTATTGGTATAAATGTTCCAAGTGCACCACCTAATGCAGCACCCAACCCTTTGAAGATTGCTTGAGATGCTGGTTCTCCTGATAGTAAAGATACAATAGTAATAACAAGAGGGCCTACAATTGGGATCTTACCAAAGAACTTAGAGAGAAATGGTTTAGCACCTTTAAATGCAGGTGCAATAACTCCTGAAGCCTTACCAAATATTTTTGCAGCAAATCCACCTACCTTTGATAATCCTTTTGTTACTAATCCTTTTCCTGCTTGAAATAATTTTGTTGCACCCTTAGCTACATTTGGGAACAATTTTGCTACTAATTTACCAGCGTTTTTAATTATATTTTTTGCAGCTCTAAATGCATTTTTTATAGTGTCTATAATTACTTTACCAAATTTTGCTTTTAATATTTTAAATACTAAGAAAGCATTTAATAAAGGTGTGATATTCTCCATGAAGGTTTTAAATTTCTTAGCACCCTCCTCTCCAAAAATTTTACCCACTATTTTTTCTGCACCATCAACGAGTGTATATCCAAAATCAATCAAACTAATTAATCCCACACCAACAAATTCTGCTAACTTTAACAATCCTTGACCAAGAACTCCAAGACCTTTTATGATTCCCATGACTGCAGGATTTTGAACTAAATCAATCAGTTTTATTATGAGTGCACCCATTAAATATTTTGTTATGAAACCAAAGATACCCTCTAAGAATCCTATCTTAGGAACTTTAAATTTAGGGCCTTTTGGTTTATCATCTTTCTTATCTGGTTTTTCCAATTCAGTTTCTTGTGCTGCACGTTTCTGACTCTCTGCTATTTTTGCCTCTTTCTGCTGTGCTTTTTCTTTTAATACAAGACCACTCTTCATGCTCTCAGCAATCGCAGATACAGCAACACTAATATCTTGAACAATTCTTACATTACCACTACCACCACCACCTGAACTAACAGGAGAGTCAGATCCCAAAGCAGTTACATTAATAGTTTGCTTTGATGCTGGAATATCTGCTCCTCCTGTATCCCCACCAACTTGTCTACCCATTAAATTAGAGGGATTTACTTTTTGTTCTCCTGTTTTTTGTAAAGCACCACCTTTTCCTTTACCTTTTCCAGTAATAAAACTTTTTGCTTTATCTTTGGCAAGTGACTTAGCACCCGCTTTTACTATGGCTCCTAATGGCATATCTTATCTCCTTATCCCTAATGTCTGTTCTTTTGCCTTTCCACCAGGTGCGATAACATTAAACTGTGGTATATCATCTTTCTTATCAATTTGGTTAACTCCACCACCAGAAGAGGCTGCAACTTTAATCTCCATTTGCCTTTTTAAATTTGCGAGTTTTGCTAGTGGTGGTGGCACTGGCATTTTCTTTAATTGATCCACGGCAAACTTAAGAAGACGAGCCTGTGGTGTTTTTGCTAAAACACTTCCTGCTTTTTTAACTAGACCACCCAAGAACATATGTTGAACAGGGCCACCATAACTCATATATTTTACATCGCTACTCATACCACCCATTTTTAATCCACCCATATTCATCATGGTTCCTACAGTTGAAGTTTTCATTTTCTTCCTCGCAGGTTTAGCTTTTGGTTGTTGTGAAGGTTTACCAACACCACCAGCAGCAGCATTCATTCCATATAAAGTATCAGCACCAACCTGATTCACTGCCTCCTTAGTCAACACAAATTCACCAGGTGTTAGCATCGCAGGAACAGTATCAGTATTTCCTTGGCCTGGAACCTCACCACCCTTATTAGCATACATAGGAGGTTCTGTAAGATTTTTACCCTCTGTTTCATCACCTCTTTCATTAAGAGTCTCTCCTGTTGGAGGTTGTACACCACCTTCTCCTTCTTTGTCGGTATCAATATTTACACTAACATCATCACCTTTTTCTAAATCTTTTTCACCTTTGGCGATCTCTTTATCTACTTCCTTTCCAAATCCAAATAAAGATTTAACAAGATTGATAAGTTTTGGTAAAAAACTAACAGTCAACGCTATGATACCTGGTATTAAAGCAACGCCAGGAAACAGTGCCATGAGACCAGCAACTAGAACAGGCCACCAATCTCTTAAAAATCTGAATAAAGAATTTATTTTTTTCTTATTATCGGGATTACCAAAAAAATCAATTAACTTCATCACTGCTGCACCGAAAAGATATTTAGTTAAAAAATCAAGTATCTTCATAAAGATATTTGTCACAGGTGTGAGAGCTTTTTGTATTACGTTCGTGACTTGTTTAAACTTACCTGTTTCTAACATATTTTCAGCCTTCTCTCTCTTACTTTTCTCTCTTGCCTCTCTAGTATTATCAAGTTTGTCTTTCTCAATTGACTCTTGACTCGCAACAATACCTTTGATGATGTTCACATCACTAGCAATCTTTGCTAATGCTGATGACATATCTCCACCACCATCAGCCTCTGCTGGAGGTAATGCAGCAGGTGCAGAGCCTGGTGATATGAAATTCATCGCATCTTTTTTCTTCTTCGCTTTCCTATCCGCTATCGCCTTATCTTTTGCGTCTATCTCTGCCTTTACTTGCTCTGGTGTCTTTGCATCTTTTCTTCTCTTTCTTGTTTTCTTTAACGTGCCAGTCGTATCTTTCTCTATTTCTCTGTCTGCTCTTAAATCTTTTACTGCAATTTGTAGTTGTATTAGTCTAGGATCTTTTGGATTGCTTATCTGAAGTGTATTGAAACTTTCTTTTAACGCACGAATTTGACCCGTGTAAGATTCAAGATCAACGGGTTCGTATCCAAAGTCATTAATAAGCAGTTGCTTAGTTTCTTTGTTTATGGTGGCAGTTAGACGCTTAGCCATTCTTTGATTGCTGTCGTTTAAGTTCCTCTTCTTCGAGATGCTGTTTTAATAATCCAACATAGATGTCTCTCTCCCAAGGCATCATGTTTTCAATCTCAGTTAATGAGTATTTATGGTATTGCATCAACGAAAAGTTTAACTTGTAGTAGCTAGCAAGATCCATATGGATCATTGCTACCCGAAAAAAGACGCTAAAC